GAAGTGGGACGGTCGGTTGAAACCGATGTCCTACGCAGCCATTATAGCTGCACTCGTGCTCGAAGCCAACTTTGATCTGGTGACGAAGATAGGGTACACAGTCAGGATTTTTCCGACTAGTATGCCCGACAAGACTCGCCAAGCTTGCCCACCTGCACCTATATTGGTGCCGAAAGCAAGTGCCGTTCGATCTCAATTCTGAGATTGACGGTTCGAGGGACCTTTGAAACCTCGATAAACCATAGGAGCATATCTCTAGCATGCCCGGACGTACTTGGAACGATAATAAGTCAGTGTCAACCACAAGTCGGGAGACCAATTTCTTAACTGGTCAACAAACCGAGTGGCATAACACTGTCCCTATCTACCAACACGAGGGTAGCAAAGAGTGGCTCCGTACACAGGACTGGAGACAAGTTCGAAAGAACTGGCGGGATGGCACCGGCGTACTGCCGATGAACCGCTTCTCGTACACGAATGTGCATGAGGAACTCTCCGGTACTCGAAGTCACACCATCAAGTGGGTTAGACCTGAGGATGGAGTAACAATCAGGGATGATCGCTACGATGATGACTTCTACGGAACAAATACACGTTCCGGTGGTGGTTTAGCGCCGTCTGCCCGTGACCAAGCTGTCGCTGATGGAGTCGCTCGCAACAAGGTGCTGGTCAGTATGAAAGACCAGAAAACCAATGTTGTGCAGATGGCTGCTGAGCGGAAGCAAACGGGAGTACTCTTTGAAACTACTGTTAAAAGAGTAGTCGGTACAGTTGTCCTTCTTCGGCAGGGTAACTGGAACGGAGCGGCACGTAACGTTGGGATGCCTACTAGTGCCCGAAAGCACAGGAAGCACCTTAAGCGTCACGCAAAGGATGCGGAAAAAGCAACAGCGTCCGCATGGCTTGAGCTACAGTATGGCTGGATTCCTCTACTCTCTGACGTTTACGGGTCTGCTGAGCTAATTGCTCAAAAGGCCGCACGCGAAAGAAAAGAGAGGGTTACTAAATCCCACTCCGTGATGTTGCGAAAAGCTGAACAGTATCCAGACCCATCAGGGTCAGGGCTGTACAGTATAACGTTGACTCAGCGGACGGAGTATACTGTGAAATACACAGTGTACTATGCCACCCCAAGCGATGAATTACACACGCTCAGTCAGGTAGGGATTACCAACCCCGCCTTGATTGCATGGGAGCTCATGCCCTGGTCGTTCGTAGTGGACTGGTTTTTACCGATCGGCAACTTCATTTCGACTTTTGACGCCACTTTGGGTCTCGAGTTTCAGTGCGGTTGCAAAACGACGGTGGACGACCGATATGTCCTTACTACGCACGTAGGTCACGACGTGATTTCGCCTAACGGTGCCAGTGTTCAACGGTATACCGACAGTAGTAAGTCGGTTTGGCGGAAAGTTAGTCTGCTGAGAGAGCCCTTGTTAGGCTTCCCTAGTAGCCGCTTCCCGTCATTTAAGAACCCGGTGAGCCCTGTCCATATGGCTAATCTAGTCGCGCTTCTATCAACGACATTTCGTCGAAGATAGCCACGTTCTATTTCCAGAAGGGAAACAAAATATGGGCGCTTTAGCCCCTGTAGTTCTGTCCAAGGGTGCACGCCGTTGTGCTACTGAAAGCGCGACGAACCTTGATTCAGTGACTTACAACCCAGTGGGATTCATCCTACCAGGTGTTGCAAAATGGGTTGACCGTACGGGAGGAATCCCGCTCGGTTACCCCAGCATGACCCTGTCAGTTCGGCAGCCTTCTAAGGCTAGCCGTGTCTGTCGGGTTCAGGCGAAGATCGTCACTCCGACAATGGAAGCACTAGGAACCGAGACGGCAAGCGGGGTGTTACCCGCACCGACCAAGGCTTACGAGTGTATTGCCAATGTCGAGTTCGTTTTACCGGAGCGTAGTACGACTGCGCAGAGGACCGAACTTTTGGCCCTCACGTTGTCGGCTCTGGCCACACTGGTGTCTGCATCAGATTCGGATCCGTTTGCTTATACGGTTTCGCCCCTGGTGCCGGCAGTAGTGGACTTCGATCCGCCTTACGGCTGATCGTTGAAACGAACTTAAACCCCTAGTTAGGGAAAGGAGTGATTACGATGAGTCATGAGACCACTCGTAAGAAGGAGTTTTTAAACTCCTTCCGTTCGTACCGCGTACCTGAGAAGATGACTTACCAGGCGATTTCACAGTACTACTCTTCCCTTAATTCTCCAAGGGCACTGACGTGTCACCTCCTTTTAAAGTACAAGGAGTATGACCAGTTAGTTAACCTAGAGTGTGATCCGGCGAATTACAACGATGTAGCCGGGTTTCGGGATGCCTATCAGGCCACAAAGTTTATGTCGAAAAACAGGTTCCTTAGCCTGTCTATTGATAGACGACAAGTGGCGCTAGACAAGTTCGACCAAATGGAAGAACTGTGTAGGCAAACGAACAAGCGATTCCAGCACCCTGAGTCGGACCAGCTTCTCAACTGGTCTAACGCGTCGTTGCATGCTGCAATGATACGAAAAATCTCACAGGTGTTAGGGCCTTTTTCCGCAGAGTCGGTATTTGGATCAGCCAATTGGGGCCCTGGCGTCACAACCCTGTTGAAGGGTGAAAACGTCAGTGCAACCAATAAATTCCAACATGAAGTTGGAATAACGCGAGATCTGTATGCCCTTTTGTTTCAGGTTCCGATACCGTACCGCTTTTCGGTATTCGCTGAGGCATACCCGAGATGGCAGGAGTTGCTGGAGAATAACCCAGCGTTTCCGACCTTCGTGGCGGGCAATGTAGTAATCACCGTACCCAAGAACTCTAAGACTGATAGGGTCATAGCCGTTGAGCCAGGGCTAAATCTCTGGTTGCAAAAAGGCGTGGGCCAACTCATCAAACGAAGACTTGGGTTCCAGGGCATCGACTTAACTCGTCAAAGCAGGAACCAGCGACTAGCCCGTGAAGGGAGTATTTATCCCAACGCGCAAGCTACCGTTGACTTCTCGTCGGCGAGCGATAGTATCGCCATTGAATTAGTCAGATCGTTATTACCTCCTGATTGGTTTAATGTTCTTGATACGTGTCGGAGCCATTTCGGCGTTTCAGACAGCAAGCCTAGGCGTTGGGCGAAATTCTCCAGTATGGGGAATGGCTTCACGTTTGAGCTTGAATCGCTTATCTTTTATGCCGCCGCCGCTGTAATCTGCGAAAAAGCAGGTTATGACGTCGGTAGCTCGGTAAGCGTCTACGGAGATGATGTAATCATTCCGCGAGAACTGTTTGACGACTTTTCCTTGTTCAGCGAGTACCTAGGGTTCAAGGTAAACCTCAGCAAATCATACGCTGACGGTCACTTCCGAGAGTCCTGTGGTAGCTACTGGTACAAGGGCGTGGACGTGCAACCCATCTTTTTACAAGAGATGGTCCGTACACCTTTGCAGGTGTTTCGACTAGCCAACGCGATCCGGAAGCAGGCGCGTTCGAGGGTTAATTTCCTCGGATGCGATTCTGTTTTCAAAGGCGTGTGGAAACTCCTCGTGAATAGTCTTCCCAAGGCCTTACGGCTGAGGATTGACATATCATTAGGAGACGGAGGTTTCATCAGTAACTTCGATGAGGCTTCTCCTAGTCGAGCACGTGGCGGTCAGGAAGGTTACCTGGTCACCCACGTGGTTGAGGTAGGCTTGACAGGCTCGTCTGACGAAGAAGGGCATCTTTTAGCCCAACTAAGAAAGACACTGTTTAGCCACTCCGGAGGTTGGGAAAGTATCAATTTTCTCAACCGCACTTTGTCCATGCAAGAGAGTAAGAATACTTACTCTCTTAGAGGCCGAGTCAAGCTACGCCGTGTGCGTAGCCTTGTGGCACGGTGGACAGATCTAGGCCCCTG